GGCTCTTTCTTCATTTTCTCAGCAATCTCAGCGCAGACCTCTAAAACATCTTCAAAGGTTTCAGCATCGACACACTTTTTGAAAATCACTTCTTCTTCATCAGAGAGTGGAATGTCGGAAATTGTACCAATCTTACCTCGGAGGTTGAGACGATCAATAAACTTCATCTTGTTGACATCCTTGTCACCGATGCCGAAGAAGTCAGCCTCGACCAATTCATTGTAAGCCTCTTTAAAGAGTCGAGGCAAACCAGGATAAGTCGACTGAATCAGTCGTTCGATTCGAATGTCCTCAACGATGTTGCAGACATCAAAGGGTGTGCCAGGGCACTTCTCATTAAATTTTTCAACTGCATCAGCTGGAGTATAAAGAGCATGTCCGACTTCGTGTCCGATCAGCATATCCATAACTGAGATGCCGCGGTCTTTCCACTTGGGAAGGGCCAGCGTCCGATTCTTCACATCAAAGTAAGCGGTCGACCTCGCGGTCGATGTCACATTGATATTCTCTTTAGCTAGAAGTCGGGCTAGGGTGGATTTGGTCTCAGTAATTTTCATTGGTCAATCTCAATCTTATAATAATATTATAACCTACTTTGTCGATTTTGTAAAGATATTCATCTCGTTGATAGTCAAGGGCTTAAGAAATCTGTTATTGTCGTTGTATTTAATTTCGTAAGTCGTTGATTAAAAGTCATTTAGGGAAGGGGACAATTCAGCAATCAGCTCTCGTTCGCGAGAATAAGCAGCTTTTCGCCCTCTCACGACCTCCAGAACCTCGTAATAAATGGTTTCATCTGTCTCACGAAGGAACTTACACATTGTCCAGTCCTTATTCTCATTCATGGCACGAGAGATGTGCTGATTCACCCGTGTTTTAACTGATCTATAAAATGCGCGGCCTCGAGCAACGGTCAATCCGATGTATGTTTCATCACCTCCGCTCACGCGGTAGAGAACATAGTTTCGGTCGTTTCTTCTTTTTCTATTAGCCATAACCAATCTTATACTAATATTGTATCATAGCTAGCTCGATTTGTACACTGTTATATCTCGTTGACTACCAACGGCTTATATAACGCGGGAGCAATCTTAGAAAAAAAGATACAACCAGTTGAGTATCAATGACTTATATTATTTGATGCCCGAGAAGTTATTGCGCTTGACGAATTCAATCTTGGCGGGAAACTTCCCATCCAACAGATCCTGCTTATGTGAGATAATAAAGACATTTGAATCTTCACGAAGTGTGTATAGAATCTTTATGAGGTTATCTACACCATCGGAATCAAGTGAGGAGTCGAATGTCTCGTCAAGAATCAATAGGTTCGTGTTAGCAGAGTTCTTCATCTTAGCGATCTGTCGCCAAGCAAAGAGAAGTGCTAAATCGATTCTTTGTTTCTCTCCTTCCGAAAATGAAGAGTAGGAGAAGTCATCACGATGCCGAGAACGAATAGTTTCATTAAAGGAATCATCGAGTGTGAATGAAACAAAGAAGTCAAGAACCTGAAGATACTGATTAATCAACTTGTTCATCACTGGAAGATATTCCTTAATTATCTTTGTTTTAATACCAGTGTCCTTCAACAACTCAAAGATGGCTTCGATATAAGAACGAACATGAGTTTGAGATTGCATTGTATTATTCAACTCAGTTAGTTCATTCTTATTCTCTTCAAGTTCTTGTTCTGCCTGAGTAGTATCAATAGATTTAACTTCTTCGCTTGATTGAAGAGAATGAATCTGAGATTCACAGTGGTGAATTGTTCCTTCGTTCATTCGAATATCAGTTCGAATCTTGTCTAGTGAACTCTTAGAAGTATTGGCAGAATCAAGAGATTTCCGAAGTGAAAAATCCTCGTTTTCAAGTTTAGTAATGGTCTCTTTAATGACCGATGCACGACTTGTGATCTCTTTTCTTTTGATGTTTTTGAAGTCTTCAGTGAGTGTCTGATCGCAAGTGGGACAACAATCATTTGATTCAAAGAACTTATCTTGCTTCACAAGTGATTTAATCTCGTGATTATGAGTCGTTTTCTCTGTAGAGATATCTCCGATCTTCGAAGTCAATTCATCGATTGTCTTACTTAGATCTGGCCATTCTGAATCAAATTGGTCTTGAAGTTCTTTATTGCGCTCAATAAGAAGAGCAACCTCCGCTTTTAACTCTTCAACTTTCTTTTCATTCTTTAGAGATTGCTTCAGATCAATATCTTTCAATTCACGAATATGCTTCTCTTGTAGAAGAATCTTCTCGTTAATGATATTGATGTTATTGCTAGTCTGTGCTAATTCATTCTTGAGTTTCGAATATCTTTCCTTAGTAAGATTGTTCATCTTAGTAAAGATACCGATATCAAGTAGATCTTCAATAACACCTCTACGCTGGGCAGCAGGTAATTGCATGAATGGAATAAACGAACTAGAACCAAGAACTACAACCTGATGAAAAGACTTGTGATTCAATTTGAGAATATTACTCTCAAGAACCTTTTGATAATCTCGTGAATGAGATTCTTCATTAAGTAACTTATTGTTCTGATAGATGTGAAATCGATTTGGTTTGATAGAACGAAATACACGATATCGATTCGATCCTACTTTGAATGTGACCTCGACCTCGCACTGTTTACCATTGATAGAATTAACTAACTGAGGTTTATTAATATTACGATGAGGTTTTCCAAAGAGCGCAAATGATAGCGCATCAAGCATTGTGGACTTTCCTGCACCATTCGCTCCAACAACAAGAGTGGCAGAAGATCGATTCAAATCAATTACTGTTTCCTTATCTCCAGTTGATAGGAAGTTCTTATAAGATAGTTTCTCAAATGTTATCATTATATTTCGTCAAGAGTTTGCGCTTCAACATATAGTTCTTGCATCAATTTCTTCAACACACTTCTATTCAGATTAGTTTCAGTCGAATCAATATAACTGTTAAGAAGCGATTGAGTGTCTGCAGTACTGACAGAATCATCTTCAACATTCTCTCCAAGGTATTCTTCAAATGATTCCGCAACTTTAATTTCAAATGGGTTAGTGCGCTGTAATTGATCAAACCATCTGTCAAATCCATAAAGATCTTTTTTATTAAGAACAACAACCTTAACGTAAGTACCACTAAAGCGATCATCAATAATAGGTTTAGAATCTTCATCATAAATCAGTCTGTGAAACATACTATCATTATTTTTGATAGGTGTCAATTCTCTTGTTTCGGTATCTAACACATGAAAGAACTTATCTTCATTCGCATCAGAGAATGTTAGTTGTAATTGAGTGCCAAGATAATGAATGTTATCCCTATGACTCTTTGCATGGTAGTGACCTGATAGAACCATATCGAATCTTTCGAATATCTTATGATCCATTCCATGGTCTTTTGATGTCACGCCTCGCATGACCTCGAAGTTCGCTAATTCAAGGTGCCCCGCGACAATCGATGCTTTGCTTTCTTTAATCGCTGCCATGGAAGTTTCGTAATTATCCACGCTGATCCAAGGAAGCATAAGTATATCAAGGCTACCAAAAGAAACAGTTGTAGGATCATTCCAAATAGTAATAGTGCCGTCATAGTGTCCTAGTATTTCGTTTAATGAGTTGAGTTCGTTAGTGTTTTTGTAATATACGTCGTGGTTACCTGGTATGATATCCATCGTCATTTCATACTCTTCAAGTTTCGAAATGAAATGATCGTAATTCCTTTTAAGAACCTTAAAGTTCACAAACTTACGATGATCGAAATAATCACCAAGGTGGATTATCTTCTTTATGTTATTCTCAAGTAGGTATGGAAAGAATGTATTCTCGTAGAATCTCTGTGAATAATCTAAAAATACGTCTGAACCATTCTTAACACCCGCATGAGTGTCATTCAATATAGCTATCTTCATAATGTATTAAGCGTAAAAAGATTCGAATTGATCGACTACCTTTTTCTTTGCTCTTTGACGCTTCTTTTGTTGTTTTCCAAATTCTTTAATCTTATTGTCTCTATCGCGAATCTGTTGACTCTTATGACGAACTTGGTCGACAATATATTCTGAATCACAATCATTATTAAATTGAGCAAACTCTTCAGCGCCAGCATAATCAATGTATCTCTCTTTAATATCTTGTTGCTTCTTTTCCTTTGCGATTCGACGAAGGAAAGCATAATATGATATCTGTGTAAAGTACGCAAATGCATTTGGCAATCCTGTTCGTGTTGCCTTCTTCACATCATAATTCATAATAGCCTTGATACAATTCTCGACTGCATCCATTACCATCTCTTCTCGGTATGTATATGAAAAGAAGTTAGGCTTGTGTGATAGTCCCTCTGCTATTTTAAGGAAACAAGAACCTATGTAATTAGTTACCTTCGGTTCTACTTCATCTTTATCTCTTGCTTCATTCACTGATGTTACATAGTCAACTACTGCTTGAGAGAACTCTTTGTTATTTACATAATGTTCTTTTTTACGCTTCATAATATAGTATAATATACTAAATGATTATAATGTCAACCAATTATAATATTATATAAAAATGTATTGACACTGTTTGACAAAAACTATATAATTGATTTGAATCAAACAAATAAACTAACGATTTAGTTATTATTATTTGGAGACCATTCCCATCTTTTAGAATAAGGAAAGGAATCTAGTTTGTCAAAAGCATCATTATTACTTTTATCATATTCGTCTAACAATGAAAGTAGTTCTTCAAAAGATTCGTCTTTTTCTTCCTGTCTTAATTTAGCTTTAGCGACATATTTAAAGTAATGAATCTTTAACTCAACAGGTGCTTCAGATCTTGAAACTATATTGTCTGGATTTAATTCAGTGATATCAAAGACATCAGTGAAATTCCAATCTGTTAAAACAATTCCACTCTCTAACATGAAAAGAGCAGCTGGACAGGTTATCGATACATGATGAAAATCATCATTATCAGTATCTTCTTCTTGTTCGACGTTTATTTCTTCAGCAACGATATATGATCCATCGTTCAATCTATAGGTGTATATTTCTGCTTGTAGTATGCTATCGATTAGACTCATAATGGTACTTCGTGTATTTGATAATTAAACCTCTCTTTATTATATATCTTTACTCTTTCAACAGCGTGATTCAGTGTGTAGTTCTTTCTCTTTTTCCAAGATA